TGGCGCGAGCTGCTCATGCTGCTGCCGGGCTACGACCCCATCGCCACCGCCGAGGATGCGTGGTTCGACCCGGGCAAGGCCGAGCTGGTACTCGCCTTTTTCGCTGCCCGGCTGAAACACGTCGAAGGCTCGACTGCCGGGAAACCTTTCGTGCCTGAGCCGTGGGAGCAGAGCATCCTGGCCAACCTCTTCGGCTGGCAGCGACGGGACAGCCACGGCCGCACGGTGCGACGTTACCGTGAGTCGCTGATCTATGTCCCCAGGAAAAACGGCAAGACGCCGTTGGCCGCCGGCTGCGGGATCTTCGTTTTGTACGTGGAGCACGAAGCCGGCCAGCAAAACTACATTGGCGCTGAGGATCGCCCGCAGGCGAATAAGCTCTTCCGACACGCGGAACTGATGGTGAAGCAAGATCCGGAGCTGGGGTTGAAGCTCAGGGCCTACGGCGGGGATGCCCCGGGCGGGCAAGCGCGGAGCCTGGTCCGGATCGAGGACAGCAGCTTCTTGCAGATCATCAGCGCCGCCGCCGATTCGCAACACGGCAGCAATACGCACCTCGGCATCATCGACGAGCTGCACACGCAGAAGGACCGCGAGCTGGTGGATGTCCTCCAGACCTCTTTCGCTTCCGACGTGCGAGCCCAGCCGCTCTTCCTCTGTCTCACCACCGCCGCCACCAAGGGCGAATCGATCTGCAACGAGAAGTACGACTACGCCTGCAAAGTGCGCGATGGGCTGATTCGTGATCCGCAGTTCCTGCCGGTGATCTACGAAGCCAGCGAGAAGGACGACTGGACCGATGAAGCGGTGTGGGCCAAGGCGAACCCCAACTTGGGCGTGTCGGTGTCGCTCGATTACCTGCGGCGCGAGGCCAAGCGGGCGCAGGCCATTCCTGCCTTCGAGAACACCTTCAGGCGTTTGCACTTGAACATCCGCACCACACAGGACGTGCGGGCAATCCCGATGCAGCAGTGGGACGCTTGCACGAGCTGCCCACCGGAGGGCGCCAAGGCCTGGCGGGCAGCGATGCTCGAGTATGTGGCCGGAAAGACATGCTGGGGCGGGCTCGACCTCGCCTCCACGATCGACCTGGCGGCCTTGGTGCTGCTCTTCCCTGACGAGGAAGCCAAGCGGCTGATCTGGCTCTCCTGGTTCTGGGTGCCCGAAGAGGGAGCCAAGAACCGTTCCCGTCGCGACCAGGTCCCCTACGAGCACTGGATCGCCGAGGGCTGGATCACCGCCACGCCGGGCAATCGCACCGACTACGACCGCATTCGCGCTACATACAGCGAACTCGGCAAGCGGTTTCGCATTCGCAACTTGGGCGCCGACACCTGGAACGCGGTGCAGCTCCTCACCCAACTGAAGGGCGACGGGTTCGACGTGACCCCAGTGGGACAGGGTTTCAAGTCGCTGACCGGGCCGACCAAGGAGCTCCTCGCCCTGGTCGCCGACGGCAGAATCGACCACGGCTGGAACCCCGTGTTGCGCTGGAACGCGTCGAATCTGGCCACTGAGGAAGACGCCGCCGGCAACCTCAAGCCGACCAAGGCGCGATCGGCCGAGAAGATCGACGGCATCGTGGCCGGGCTCAACGCCCTGGCCGTGTATCTGGCCCGGCCGGCTGCCAACGACGAGGACTGGTACCGCCCCGGAGACCTGACCGCATGAAGAAGCACGCGGCTGTGATCTGGTTATGGGCGCAACGCCGCAGCATTGCCGCCACGCTGGCGTTCGCCGCGGTGGTGATCGGACTGTGGATCGAGCGGCCGAGTTTGGCGCTGCTGATCCCCGGAGCAGTGGCTTTTGGCTTGCTCGCCTGGTCGCACGTGCGAGGGAACCATGCTTAGCCTTTTGCTCGGACCCCCTGGCAAGCCCCGCAGCCGCGGCGACGACGATCTCTGGACCATCGTCGGCGGCGGCGGTCTGACCCGCGTCCGCACCGAGGCCGGCCCGATCGTGGACGAGGAACTGGCCCTGCTCTGCTCGACAGTCTGGTGCTGCACCAGAGTGATCTGCGAGACCATCGCTGGGCTGCCGCTCCAACTGTACCGCCGGCAGGGCGGCGATTCACGCGAGGTGGCCGACGACCATCACGCCTACGAGGTGATGAAGTGGCGGCCCAACAGCGACGTGGGCTCGATGGTCTTCCGCGAGGGGCGGACGCACCATCAGGTGAACTGGGGCGGTGGCTTTGGCGAGATCGAGCTCGACAAGCACAATCGACTCTTCGATGTGCATCCGATCCACGCCGGCCGCGTCGGCCCGGCCCAACCAGCCTGGCGCAAGGCCGGCTATCGTTACGAAGTGCGGCAAAACGACGGCAGCTCGATCCACCTGAAAGCGAATGAAATGCTGCACGTCCCCGGCGTGCTGTCGGAGGACGGCATCTGGGCCAAGGGGGTGATCGCCTACGCCGCCGAGTCGATCGGCTTCCACCTCGGCACGGAGCGCCACGGCGCCAGTTTCTTCGGCTCGGGCGGGCAGCCAGCGGGCGTGCTTTCGGTGCCCGGCATGAACGACAGTGACAAACGCCGCGAGTTTCGCAAGGAGTGGCGCACGATCCACAAGCAGCCGGGAGAGCTGGCAATCATTCCGGTGGAAGGGAAGTACACCCCGATCACCATCCCCAACGAGCAGGCCCAGTTCCTGGAGACGCGCAAGCTCAACGCCTCGGTGATCGGCAGCCAGTGGTACAAGGTGCCGCCGCACGCATTCGGCGACCTGGAGCGCAGCCAGCACAACAACATCGAACACCAGGGGATCGACCTGGTGGTGCACTGCCTAATGCCCTGGGCGCTGCGCTGGGAGGAACAGCTCGCTCTCAAGCTCTTGACCCCGGCCGAGCGCCGCGAGCTGTACTGGGAGCACGTCTTCGCCGGGCTCCTCCGCGGCGATCTCAAATCGCGCTACGACGCTTACCAGCAAGCGTTGATCAACGGCTTCCTGACGATCAACGAGGTGCGTCGCCTGGAGAATCTGCCGGGAATCGGCCCCGCCGGCGACGTTCATTACGTGCAGGGCAACCTCACAACGGCCGAGAAGCTGCTAGCCGGCGTCAGGCAGCAGGAAGAAACGCCGCCGCAGGCGGGGCTGGTGAACGCCGCCCGGGGCGTGCTCGCGGACACCATAACTCGCCTGGCGGCCAAGGAGGCCAATGCCCTTCGGCGGTACACCGATCGCGACGACTTCGAGGGCCGCGCCCGCGCCTTCTTCGAAGGTCACGAGCCGCTGCTCCGTGCCGCCCTGGCGTCGGGAGTCAACGTCTACGCGGCGGTTGGCCAGCCGCTCCAGGCCGGCCGACTGGCGGCCCGGCTGTGCCGCCTCGGTCTCGAGACCTTGGCCCAGGCCAAGCGATCGGGCCGGCTCGCCCAGGACCTGAAGCGATGGGACGCGATCCGCGAGGGGCATCTCGACGCTTGCCTGGAGTAAAGGAGCTGACCGTGCACACCGCGCAAACCACCTGGCTGATGGACCCGGCAGCGCTGGAGCAGATCCAGCGCGAGATGCGGCACCTGCCGCGGCCCACCGCCGAGCAACTCGAAGTGGTCACCGCTCGCCTCGCCGCCCGGTCGATGAAGAAGGTCGCCGGCAAGGTGGCGGTGCTGCAGGTGCACGGCATCATCGAGCGGCGCCTCAGCGACGCGGGCTACTACTACGGATCGTTTTGCACCGAGCGCGGCGGCGAGGAGCTGATGGCGCTGCTGGCGCGTCCCGACGTGGGCGCGGTGGTGCTCGACATCGACTCGCCGGGGGGTACCGACTGTGAAGAGTTCGCCGAGCTCGTTTACCGCGGGCGCGACGCCAAGACGATCGTCGCCGTCGCCAACAGCTACGCGGCGTCGGCCGCTTACTGGATCGGCTCCGCGGCCAGCCAGTTCGCGGTCACGCCGGGCGGCCTGGTCGGTTCTGTCGGGGCCTACATCCTGCACATGGACTGGTCGAAAGCCTTGGACGACGCCGGCGTTAAGCCGACCTTCGTGAAGGCGGGGCGGTTCAAGGCCGAAACCAATCCCTACGAACCGCTCAACGATGACGCCCGCGACCACCTGCAGGAGATTGTGGACGATTCCTACACCCGATTCATCAAGGCGGTGGCCCGCAACCGCGGCGCCACGCCCGGTGAGGTCCGCGGCAAAGAGTACGGCGAGGGGCGGATCCTAACCGCCGAGCGGGCCATCGACGCCGGCATGGTGGATCGCATCGCCACCCTACGCGAAGTCGTGGCCAAGCTCGGCGGCACGCCGGACGGGCTTGCGACTCCTCAGCCCGCGGCAAGCGTCGAACAGCTCCGCCTGCGGCAAGCGATTCGCCGCGCCCGTTCGGAAGGGGGGTTGGCGCGCCCTGTGGGTAGCGCGTAGGGTCAATGAAGTGACTGCCCACGCCCGCCGCACTCCCTGCCCGCCGTCGCGTGCAGGATCGGCCGGCGCGACCGCCGACGGACGCCGTTGCGTTCCTGGCTCTGGGCCTGTTCTTCCGTTCTCACCGGAACAGGAGCCCGCCCGTGGAACGCCTCAACCAGCTCCTGGCCGAGCTCGCCGAGCTCGACCAGCAAATCGACGCCCTGCTCGCCCACGACAGCCTGACCGACGATCAGCGCGCCGAGCACGATCGGCTCGTTGCCTTGCGCGGCAAGAAGACGGCGGCGATCGCCGCCGAACGCGGCCGCATCGAGCGCGACCAGGAACGCACCCAGCTCGCCACCGAAACCCGCGTCCTGGCCGAGCGCCAGACCCGCCTGGCCGGCAACGGCCGGCTGACGGACGACGACCCGCCCGCCCAGCGCAACCCCGCGCCGCGCAGCCGGCCGGCAGTGGCGATCCCCGCCAACGTGCGGCGCTGCCGCGTGCGCCACTTCAAAGGCACGATCGATGGCCGCTCGGCCGAGGAGCGGGCTTATCGCTTCGGCCAATGGTGCATGGCAGCGCTGACGGTGCAAATGCCGGCCCGCTACCAGTTCAACGACGCGGTGGAGTGGGTTCGCGGGCACATGGAGGCCTACAAATCGAACGACGCCTCCGGCCTGCACCAGTTCATTCCCACCGAGTTCAGCACCGACATGATCGTGTTGCGCGAGATGTACGGCGTGTGCCGCCGGCTCTTCCGCGACCAGCCGATGACCAGCGAGACCTACGAGCAGCCGCGGCGGACCGGCGGCCTCACCGCCTACTTCACGAGTGAAGGCGGGGCGATCACCGAATCGAAGGGGCACTGGGACAACGTCAAGCTGCTGGCCCGGGAGCTGGCGGCGCTCAGCCGCATCGGCCGCTCGGTCAACGCCGACCTGGCCATCAGCTTCGGCGACACGACCATCGGCGAGATCGCCTACGCGTTCGCGGAAAAGGAGGACGACTGCGGCTTTAACGGCGACGGCACCTCCACCTACGGCGGCATCACCGGCCTGCGCAATCGCCTGGCCAACGTCGGCACCGCCGGCGTGATCACCCAGGGCACGGGCAACACCTGGGCCGCGATCGTGCTCGCCGACTTCCACAACGTGCTGGGCAAGCTGCCGCAGTACGCCGACACCCTCGACGCCGCCTGGCTCTGCCATCGCGCCTTCTACTTCGGGGTGATGCAGAAGCTGGAGCTGGCCTCCGGCGGCGCCACCGCCCACGAGATCCGCGAGGGCCAGCGCGGGCGGCCGCTGTTCCTCGGCTACCCGGTTGAGTTCTCGCAGAAATTCCCGGCCGTGACCGCCGTCGCCACGCTCTCCGCCACCTTCGGCGACCACCGCAAGGCGGCCGCCTTCGGCGACCGCGACGACATCGAGGTCGCCTTCTCCGAGCACGCCACCATCGGCGGCGAAAACGTGTTCGAGCGCAACCAGATCGCCGTCCGCGGCGTCGAGCGCTTCGACATCAACGTCCACGACGTGGGCGACTCGACCAACCCCGGCCCGGTCGTGGGCCTGAAGACCGGCGCGTAGTCCGCCCGCTCCACGCGACGTGACCCCCCTGACCCCGACCGCTGATAGGAGAGACCCGTGAACAAGGCTTATGACCGCAAGCTGGTGGTGATCACGCCGCCGAACGCGATCGTGGACAACGCCGCGTACACCACCGCCGCGATCGACACGCAGGACGCGGACTTCGTTGTCATCCACGTCATGCTCGGGCCGACGGACATCGCCATGGCGGCGCTCAAAGTGCAAGAGTCGGATCTGGCGAACATGTCCGGCGCCGCCGACATCGTCGGCACCCGCTTCGGCACCGACAACAACGACACCGGCTCCGCCAGCACCCTGCCCGACGCCAACGCCGACAACACGATCCTGAGCTTCTACATCGACAAGCGCGGGCGGAAGCGCTACCTGGACCTGGTGGCCACCGCCGGCGACGGCTCGACCGGCACGTACCTGGCCGCCTGGGCCGAGTTGTGGCGAATGAAGGACGGCCCGCGCACCGCCGCCGAGGCCGGCTACGGCCAGCGGATGATCGCGTAAATCGCGTCGCGCGTGCTGGCTTCGCGTCTTCGCAGGAGCAGGAAGTGCCACCGTTGCAGTGGACCGACATCACCGGCTGGCTCACTCGTGCCGAATGGGCCGAGCTGCAGGCCCTGGCCAAAGGCCGGGACGTTCTGGAGCTCGGCTCGTTTCTGGGCCGCTCGACGGTGTGCATGGCGCAGACCGCCAAGCGGATCGTCAGCGTCGATCACCACCGCGGCGACGAGGGCACCGGCCCGGCCGATACCTTGGCCGGCTTCCGCAAGCACCTGGCCGAGGCCGGCGTCGCCGACCGGGTCGAGGTCATCCACGGCCGGATCGAGCAGGTGGGCGACCAGATCCCCTCGAACCGTTTCGGCCTGGTCTTCATCGACTCGGCCCACGACGAAGCGGCGGTCAAACGCGACACCAAGCTGGCATTGGCCTGCCTGGCCTCCGGCGGGGTGATCGTCTGGCACGATTGGGATTACCCCAGCGTTCGCGCGGGCGCCGCCCTGGCCGGCGTCGATCTCGCCAAGGTGCAGACCGTCGAACGGCTGGGCGTGTTCGGCCGGCCGCTGCCGCCGCGGCCCGCCCCGGCCCAGATGAAGCGAGCCCTGCTGTCGATGCCGCGTTACGGCGGCGCCGTGCACTTCGACGCCACCGTCGCCTTCCTGGCCCCGACCGGCCCGGACACCCGACTGGAGGTGCTGAACAACAGCCCCTTGTCGAGCATCCTGCCGGCGACCTTCAACGCTTCCTGGGCCATGGCCCGCAATGAGTGGGAAGCCGGCCAGCTCGACTACTTCGCGATGCTGCACGCGGACATCGCCCCCGAGCCCGGCTGGCTGGACCTGCTTCACGACGAGATCGAGGCCGCCGGCGTGGACCTTCTCAGCGCGGTGGTGCCGATCAAAGACGATCGCGGCCTGACTTCGACCGCGGTCGATGACACCGGAGATCCATGGCGGCCGCGGCGGCTGACCATGCACGAAGTCAGCCTTTTGCCGGAGACCTTCAGCGACGCGCAGGTGGGCGGGCCGATCCTCTTAAACACCGGACTGTGGATCGCCAAGCTCGGCCCCTGGTGCCTGGAGGTTTGCTTCCAGAACTTCAACCGCGTGATCCGCGACCCAAGCACCGGCAAGTGGAAGGCGCAGACGCAGCCCGAAGACTGGGATTTCAGCCGCCAGTGCCGCGACCAGGGGCTGATCCTGGCGGCCACCAAGCGCGTGAAGCTTCGGCACCACGGCGACTATGCGTGGGACAACCGCCAGGTGTGGGGCTGGAAGTACGACAAGGTCAACGGCAGGCCGCCCGTGGAGCGGAAATGAACCGGCCGGTGCAGTTCCTGATGCCCTGGCGCGGGCGCGAGCCCGGCCAGATCGACGCCGGCCTGGATTACGGCGTCGCCGTGCAGCTCGTGCAGCGCGGCGTCGCCCGGTGGGCTGAACATGGGATACCCGCGCGCTCCCCGACAGCCGGCAACCCTGCGCTGGATCGAAGGGCCGCTCGAAAGGGTGACCGCGCCGACGCTCGATCCGCTCACGCTCGAAGAGCTGAAGCTGCACTGCAAGGTTGACCACACCGCCGACGACAGCCACCTGACGAACTGCGCCAAGGCGGCGGTGGAGTACGTCGAGGACGCGATCCCGGGCAACTGGCAGATCCTGCAAGCCACCTACGACTTGCCGGTGGCCTGCTGGTGGGAAGAGCTGCGGCTGCCGCGGCCGCCCCTGCAGTCGGTGACCTGGATCAAGTATTACGACACCGCCGGCACGCAGCAGACGCTGGCGACGACCTACTACCAGGTCCGCACGCCATGGCGGCAGCCGGGGCGGATCCACCGGGCGGCGCTGCAAAGCTGGCCGGGCTTGCAAGTGGATCGGCCCTACCCGATCACCGTCCGGTTGGTGTGCGGCGCCGCGGCCGCCTCGGCCGTGCCGTACAAGCTCAAGCAGGCGGTGCTGATGCTGACCGAACACTGGTACCTGAATCGCGAAGCGATCGGCGAGGTCAACGGCGAAATGGCCCTGGCGGTGACTCGGCTGTGCGAGCAATCGGGCTGGGGCTTCTACGGGTAAGAACATGCCCGCTCATCGCGGCGCTGGTCGGCTGAGGCATCGGCTGGAAGTGCTCCAGCCCTCGGCACCGACCGAGAAACAAAACCGCACCGGCGAACCGGAGCCTCTGTGGCAGCCGATCGCCGAGCTGTGGGCGGCGATCGAGCCGGCCGCCGGCAGGAAGGTGTGGCACGGGCTGCAAGTACAGCCCGACGTGACCCACCTGATTACGCTGCGTTACCAGCCGGGGCTGCCGCTGACCACCCGCTGCCGGCTGCGGCTCCGCAACAGCGATCGGCACTTTCAGCCGACCGCGGTGCTCGACGAAGACGAACGCCACGTGTGGTGGCTGTTGACAGCGATCGAGGAAGTGAAGTAGCGAGCGTCGGGCGTAAGCCCGACGAGTCCCCATGAGCCAGCGCAGCGCCGCCCTCGGGGCGGTGCACAACCTGTACCGCACCGGCAAGGCGACCCGGGCCAACGTCGCCGAGGCGATGCGCGGGCTGCACCGGCTGGAAAACCGGATCGGGCTCACCGCCGTGCGGCGGACGCTGACCCGGTTCGCCCGCGAAGGAGTGAAGCGACTCAAGACCACCATCCGCAGCGTCGGCGCCGTGCGCACCAAGGCCTACCTGAAGTCGGTCGGGAGCAAGGTGAAGCGGACGCGGAGCAAACAGCCCTTCTACGCCCTGGTGGGAGCGCGGCGCGGATTCGTCGCCCCGGAAGCGCCCAAGAAGTTCGTGGCCTTGTCGCGCCGGGTGCGGGCGCCGCAACGCAAGGGGCTGCGGAAGCCGTCGCGCTACGCCCACTTGGTGGAGCGCAAGCACCATGTGCTGGCCCGGGTGCGGCCCGGCCTGGGCGCCCAGGCCCAGGCGGCTTTGGCCGAGGAGTGCAAACAAGGCATTCGCGAGGTGACCAAGTGAGCACCCGCTGCGAATACCGCCTGACGGTGACCGTTGCCGAAACCCCGGAGACCAACGTGCCGGCGGCCCCGGCGTCGAGCCGGGTCAACCTGCACACGCTCTTCAACACCAGCAAGAGCCTCGACGGGACGACGACGCCGGCAGTCAGCAAGAACGCGATCTTCGACAAGGCGCTGGTCGCGGGCGCCGGGACCATCGACCTGACCGCCCTGACCGCGATCAACAACCTGGCGGTGACCTTCAGCGGGCTGAAGGTGCAGGTGTGGAAGTTCAAGGCCAAGTCCGGCAACGCGGCAGCGGTGACTATCAAGTTCGGCTCCGCCAACCCCTACAACCTGCTCGGCACGTCCTGGCTGTTGACGCTGGAGCCCGGGCAGGAGCTGGGCGGTTACACCGCCGGCGCCGCGCCGGTGGTCGGCGCCTCCGCCAAGAACATCGATTTGACCGGCACTGGCACCGATGCTGTGGAAGTGAGCCTGGTGGCAGGATGATTGAAATCGGGCTGCGTGAATGGCTGTTGGGCATCCCCGCGATCGCCGCCGCGCTCCGCGACGCGAACGACGGCGACGCCTATCGGCTGTTCCCTGGGTCGCTGCCGCAGGCCGAAGACACGTTCCCGCAGATGACGCTGCGGCAGATCCGGCGCGAGCAGGACAAGGCGGTGCGGGCCAGCCCGATCCCCCGCGATCGCTTCGAAGTGACCGTCTGGGCCGACAACGGCGAGGAGGCGAAAGCGCTGGTGCGCGAGATCGCCACCGTGGTTGGCGGCGGCTGGCGGGGAGTCATGGGCACCGATTACGTGCAATGCCTGCGGACCGAGGACGTGGCCGACGACACCGCCCAGCCGGCCCACGGCGAGGGGGTGGCCACCCCCTTCTCGCGGCTCGACCTGGTCGTGGTCTACGACCCCGAGCCGAGTCCGCTGCCGCAAGTGTAAGCTCCGCTCCTGCCGGAACAGGGGCCGGGCAACAGAGACGAGGCGATCATGGCGACGCTCACGCACAGTTTCGGGACGAAGCTCCAATATGATGCCGACGGCATTGGCTCCTACACCGACGTCGTCGATGTCAAAGACGTGGACCCCGGCGTGTCCGAGTCGGGCAAGAGCGACGCCACCCACCTGACGATCACCGACGCCCACAAGGATCACTTCCAGGGGCTGATCGACGCCGGCGACTTCAACAGCAACATCTACTTCTCCAAGGCCCAGCACAACACCCTGCTCGGCATCCACAACGGCCGGGTGTTCTACTTTTGGAAGTACGTCTTGCCGCTCCTGGCCGGCGAGTCGAACAACTCGACCTTCGCCTGGACCGGCTACCTGCTGGCCCTCGGCCGGCCGGTGGCCGCCGAGGACGAGCTGCTCATGGCCCCGGCCCGCATCTCGATCAAGGGCAAGCCGACCTTCACCCAGGGCTCGTAGCGCCGCTTGGCGGCTTGTCGCCTTCAGAGGAATGCAGCGATGGAACCCACGAAGATCCTCGGCCGCGAAGAGATCCTCAGCCAGCGGCTGCAGGGCAAGGACCGCGTCAAGCTGGTGCCGATTCCGGCCTGGGGCGGATCGGTGTACATCCGCCGGCTCAGCACCGGCGAGGTCGAAGCCTGGAACGCGGCGAACATCAAGCGGGTGGGCAAGCGGCACGAGTACGACCATGGAGCTGCCCGCACCAGGCTGTTGGTGCTCTGCCTGTGCAACGCCGTGGGCGACCGGCTGTTCCACGATTACGAGGACGAAAACCTCCGCACCATCGATTTCCCGGGCGTCGCCGAGGTCTACGACGAGTGCAAACGCTTCAACGGCCTGGACGATGACGAGGAGAAAGCGGAGGAACGGCGAAAAAACTCCGCAGCGACCCCCACAAGCGCTTCACCTTCGAGCTAGCCCTGGCCTTCGGCAAGCCGCGGCAGTGGGTGCTCGACCACATCGACGCCGTCGAGCTGCGTGACTGGATGGACTTTCAGACGATCGTGCCGTTCGGTCCCAGCGGCGACGACGCCCGTCTGGGACAGATCGCCTGCCTCCTCGCCAACCAGTGGCGCGGGAGCATGGAGAAGAAGGCCTCGCTCTACGACCTCTTTCCGTGGACCCGCCCCACCCCGGATGCGGAGGAGAGCACCGCCGAGGAGCTTCACGAGGAGGCCCGGGTGCTGGCCACGCACTTTGGGGCGGCAGTACACGCGCCCGCACCCCGGCCCCTGGGAGCACCCTGACATGGGCGCCTCGCTTGGCAAAACCGTGATCGGGCTCGGCGTCGATGCCGAGAACTTCTCGCGCACCATCGACGGCGCGGAGCGGCGGCTGCACGCGTTGGGGTCGAAGCGCTTTCCCGGCCCGCAGATCAGCTCGCCGGCGGGCATGGGCAACCTCTCCGGCCTGCTCGGCACGCTGGGGCAGATCCCGACCGCGGCCGCGGCGGCGGCTGCCAGCATTGCTCTGATCGGTAACCAGCTCGGCAAGGCCTTCCACCGTATGGATGAGCTGGGCAAC